GGACGAAGACCCGGAAAAGATAAGAAGAGCTGTTCTTGGCTATTGCCAGGCGGTCTTGTTAAAAGGGGAGAATGACCGAGCCGGATTGATTATGGAAGAATTTATCGAGCCTTTTTATAATTCGGGTTGGCCCGGTCTGGTGTTTGCTTGCTATTCAATAGTGAAAGGAGATTAACAATGGATTATGAAAAGGAAATCAGGATTGATGAAACCGCACTGGATGTTGAGTGGTTGGAGCAGCCACGGCTATTCATGAAGTATGCTCAACATCTTGCGGAAATGCGAAAACGACTTGATGCGGCAAAAGAGCAATTGGACTTGGTCCGTGCAGAACTGGATAAGGATATTCGCATGGACCCAGACAAATACGAGATTTCCAAAATTACGGAAACCGTAGTATCCAATACCATCATTACCCAGCCGGAATACAGGGAAGCCAATAAGGAAATGATTGCTGCCAAGTTTGAGGTGGACATTGCTACGGCTGCAGTTCGAGCTTTTGACCAGCGGAAAGACGCCTTGGAAAACCTGGTCAAACTTCACGGGCAGCAGTACTTTGCCGGGCCAAAAGTTCCACGGGACATACATCAGGAATGGGAAGCTAAGCAGAAACGGGCAAATAATTCAGTGGGTAAAGTAATGCGGAGAAAAGGAGGACAAGAATGAAGTTGTGGGTAATATTATTGATACTTCTTTTTCTCCCATTCTATGTATACATTCTCAGTAAAAGTATTTCCTTAGGAAAGATAAGCGCACTGAGAATGTTGGGAGAATTGGTAAACAAAAACAAGGAGGAAACAAGAGATGGCAAAGAAAAAGAAAAGAAGTAGCTTCAAAAACAAAGTGGCACACAACAGCCACAAGCAGAAAACACAGGGCTCGGCTTATGGATACTTGCGGATTCCAAAGGGCGTAGAGCTTTTCAAGGAAGAGCCGGGAACGAGGGTGCTGCTTGACTTCCTTCCTTATGAAGTTACAGACCCTAGTCATGCAGATAGGGACGATGACCTTAGCGTGGCTGTCCCCGGGGAACTGTGGTACAAGCGACCGTTCCTTATTCACCGGAATGTGGGTGTAAGCAATGATACGGTGGTTTGTCCAACTACTATTGGCAAACGTTGCCCCATCTGTGAATACCGTGCCAAGCGGGTTAAGGAAGGGGCTGATAAGAAAGAGCTCCGGGCACTGCGGGCTTCTCAGCGGAATTTGTACGTAGTAGTTCCTATCAATCACAAGGAATACGATGAGAAGCCGCACCTTTGGGACATTAGCCAGTATCTCTTTCAGGATATGCTCAACGATGAGATTGACGATGATCCGGACAATGCCATTTTTCCGGACTTGGAGGAGGGTTTGACACTTCGAATCCGCTTCAGTGAGGGGAACATTGGTGGAAACAAGTTTGCGGAGACTTCCCGGATTGATTTCAAAGAGCGCAAGCAGGGGTATGACGAGGACATACTTGACCGTGTTCCGAATCTCGATGAATGCCTTACTATTCTTTCTTATGATAAACTGGAAAGTCTGTTTTTTGAGCTTGAGGATGAAGAAGTTGCGGAATCTGAAGAAGAGGAGACCCCTCCTTTTTCTGCCGATGATGCGGATGATGATGAAGACATCAAAGATGACTCGGAATCTGATGAAGATGAAACGGACAAAGAAGACTCAGAGGAAAACGGCACAATGGCAGAAGATGCGGATACTTCGGATGATGATGAGGAAGACCCACCTGCACCACCTCAAAAAACAAAACCGAGACGAAGAAAGCCCAAGTCTGCTAAGAAAGAAGAAAACCTATGTCCTTTTGGTCACCACTTCGGGAAAGACTGTGAAAAGTTCGATGACTGCGATGAATGCGAGAAGTGGGATGAGTGCATAGACGCTTCTGAAGAGGCTTAGCAATGAAACAGAAAAATAACCCTTTCAAGTCGGAAAGCAAGCTGGTCGGGGGAGTAATCCCCCGGCCTTTGGCTGAATTATTGAGTTTGTATTGTCTTTACAGTGGGACTTCCCGCTCGAAAACAATACAGCGTTTGATTACTGAAGAGCTGCAAAAATACAAAGAAACAGATATGCTTGAAGATATAAGCCGGAAGTTGTCCGGAAAATTGCGTGGTCTGGTAACTTCTAAGCGTGTTAAGACCTTGACTGATGTACGTAATTATCTGCACCGGAAAGGAATCAGCGAAACGCATATTGACAAGATTATCCGGAGGACACGGGAACTATGCAAAGAACGATAAAAAGAAAAAGCAGTAAATTAAGTGAACAAATCAAAAAGCATGCCCGTAAAAGTGCCAACAAAAAAGATAAGAGCGAATACGATGGCGATACCAATACAATGGTTTCTACAGGATCCACCTTGTTGGATCTTGCAATTTCAGGGGGGCGTGTGCGTGGTGGTGGAATCCCAGTTGGAATTCTTGTGGAAATATTTGGCCCTTCCGGATGCGGCAAAACTACTCTTTTATGTGAGATAGCCGGAGCATTACAACGAATGGGTGGGGAAATTATGTTTCACGATCCCGAAGCCCGTCTCAATAAGCAGTTCGCAAAGCTGTTCGGACTTGATACGAGTTCCTTGGTATATAAAACGCCGGATACAGTTACTGAGGTCTTTAAAGCGATTCGGGAATGGGACGTGAAAAAAGGCCCGCATGGAATTTTTACTGATTCATTGGCCGCCCTCTCAACCAATCTTGAATTGGAAAATGAAGATGGCGATAAAATGGGAATGCGTCGGGCTAAAGAGTTCAGTGAAGAACTTCGGAAGACCTGTCGTATTATCACCAACAAAAAATATTTGATGGTCTGCTCAAATCAGGTACGAGTAAATGTAGATGCCGGACCGTGGGGGCAAAAGTACACATCACCAGGCGGGGAAGCCATTGGATTTTATTCCAGCTTACGCCTCCGTGCTCAGAAACCTCAGAAAATCAAGGAAACAGTGAAAGTGGCTGGAAAAGCTGTAACTCGTGTTGTTGGTGTTGAAACGGAATTTGAGGTTTTCAAGTCTTCAGTTGATAAGCCTTACAGAATCGCCCCGGTGACAATCATATTTGATTATGGCATTGATGACATCCGGGCAAATCTCCAATTTATAAAAGACCACACTGGAAATACCGTTTACCAGGTGGGAGATAAAAAACTGGGGAACTCAATAAAGAAAGCTATTAGTGTAGTTGAAACTGAAGGACTTGAAGACGAATTAAAAGAAGAGGTAATCGAATTATGGACAGAGATAGAAAGCCAATTCACGAGCGGGAGACCACCAAAAAAGAGATAGAAACCTCAACAATACTTGCCTGTGACCCCAGTCTTACCGCCTGGGGATGGGTGATAATTGATTTTCACGGTGATATACTTGACCACGGATGCATAAAGACAGAGCCCAGCAACAAAAAATTACGAATCCGGAAAGGGGATGACCGATGCCGCAGAATCAATGAGATTACCACCGTACTTATTGATTTAGTCAATCGATATAATGTTCAGCTTATTCTTTCTGAACAGCCACATGGAAGCCAGAGTGCTGTCGCCGCTGTGATGATAGGAATTTGCCTTGGTATAGCCCAGACATTAGCAGACTGCATGAATATTGCCATTGAATGGTATTCTGAGGGGGAATGCAAGAAACGGTTGTTGGGAAAACGCAGTGCCACGAAGGGAGAAACCATAGCGGCTATTAGCCAGCACTACCCTGATTTGGAATGGACAGGAACAAAATATAAGGATGAAGCCATAGCAGATGCAATGGCTGTATATCATTATGCTAAGTCTGCTTCATCACTTCTACGAATGCTACCTAAATGAAATTTCAAATAAATGTATAATAAAATAGAATGAATGGTTGAAAGATGAAAAATCTAATAAAGAAAAAGGAGGGTAAAATGAGTTACAAGAAACTTACCGCTGTTCCGAAGACGGCTGAAGAGATTACAGGGATTAAAGGCTGTCATGATTTTTATGGAGAAGATGAATATGGAAAGTATGAATACGCTCCTTCCATGAACGCTTTTGTCTTAGATTTAAAAAATAAAAGAATTAAATTTAAAAAGACCGACAATCCGCACTACGACTACGAGAATAGAGGAAATGGAATCTCTTGGCTATGGCGCAAGGAATGGTTGAAAGATATCCGGGAAGAAGTTGACTGGTCAAAAGTCCCGGTTGATACAAAAATAATTGTGTCTGACTGTCGAGATTTCAAAACATTTGAGAAGCGTTACTTTGCGAAATATGAAGATGGGAAAATTTATGCATGGTGTGATGGTGCAACAAGTTGGAGCGCTAAATCAAATCTGGTCACCGGATGGAAATATGCAAAATTAGCAGAGGATAATGTTTCCGAATCGAATGAAAATTGAGGAAAAGATGAATGTTCAACGCAATCGAAATAAAAAATTTTCAAAGTCATAAACATATATACTTGGAATTTTCCCCAGGTGTAAACGTGATCATAGGTCCCTCCGATTCCGGGAAAACGGCTATTATACGTGCATTGCGTTGGGTGATATGGAATAGACCTTCAGGAGACTCTATCCGCTCTTGGTGGGGCGGGGATACAGAAGTTAAAATCACGCTCCCATCATCCACGGTATCCCGAATCAAAGGAAAAGAAAATCTGTATACATTGGGGGCTTTGGAATTTAAAGCCGTAGGAAAAGAAGTCCCGGAGGAGGTTCAAAAGGAAATCAATTTCGGGGATATCAACCTGCAACAGCAGCTTGATCGTCCGTTTTTGCTTGCGGATTCTGCCGGGGAAGTTGCCCAGCACTTTAACAAGATGGTGCAACTTGATGTGATTGATCGAGGAATGCGAAACATCAAAAAATGGATACACGATACAGCAAGCGAACTCAAGGCAAAGCGGGGACAACTAAAAGACTTACTAAATGAACTAAAAACGTATGATTATCTTGACCGGATGGAGGAGGATATTGAAACTATCGAATCCCTGGAAAAGAAAAAACGGGATTTAGAACAGACTGCCTCCACTGCCCGTAGATTGATAATTGAATACACAGAGACCAAGGAAGAATTAAAGACGCATACCAAAATTCTTGGCATGGAAGATGAAGTGGGAACGCTTCTAACTCTTCAAGAACAGCTTAAACAGCTGAATAATACATATCTGAAAACAAAAGAGTTGGTAGGAAATATAAAGAAAAAACAAACCCTGCTTGATAAAGAGAATTTCCTTTTGAAGTTGGAAGAACCGTTGGACTCAATTTTAAATCTGTTCCAGGAAAAACGTTACTTACAGGGACGGCGGGGGAAATTGTTTAACTTACTTGATGATATCAAGGTGCTTTCAAATAAAGAAAAGAAACTGGAAAAGGAAATCATAGAATTGGAAAAACAGATGCCGGAAATTTGTCCATTCTGCGGGCAGAAAATGCCGGATTGTACAGGGGAAGCCTGATGAAAAGAAAAAAGAAACCAGTAATCCTTCAAAGCCATGATCCCAAAGCTAAACCACTTGGAGTTGTAAAAAAAGCGGAAAAGAAATCAAAGAGCTTGGAGCTCACAATTGAATACCCTCCAGAAGGAATAGAGCCATCTGTTGATATGCTTTTGAAAAGAAAGTCCTCAATTACAAAAAAAGTATATGCTATTCTGACAGCAGACTGGCACTTGCGGGAAAATACACCAATAGGACGGACAGATGACTTCTGGAATGCGCAATGGAAAAAAGTAGCCTTTGTAAGCGAATTACAGCGGAAGTATGACTGCCCTGTGATACACGCCGGAGATTTATTTGACCATTGGAAACCTTCGCCATATCTACTATCAAAGACATTTGAAAATCTTCCTGAACAATTCTGGACAGTATACGGAAATCATGACCTTCCATATCATGGTATTGATAGTTCACATAAATCCGGAGTGTATACTTTAGTTACAAGCGGACGAATCACACTGCTCCCCGGAATTCACTGGGGGCGTCTTCCTTCAGACGACCATAAAGGAGTCTCTATCCCCAGCAGTAATAGAAAAATTCTTGTTTGGCATATCATGACGTATATCGGGAAAGACCCGTGGCCGGGATGTACAGATCCTTCTGCGGATACTTTACTGAAACGTTATTCTCAGTTTGATTTGATACTGACCGGACATAATCATAAGTGCTTCATGAAAGAACAAGATGAAAGAATTTTACTGAATCCAGGAGCCCTCACCCGACAGACTGTTGACCAAATTGACCATAAACCATGCGTGTTTCTGTATCACGCTGATACAAATACGGTTGAAAAGGTATACATTCCCATAACAGAAAACGTGATGTCCCGTGAACACATTGATATCAAGGAACGGCGGGATGCCAGGATAGAGGCTTTTGTGGAGCGTTTAAACACTGAATGGCAGAAAGGGGTATCATTTGAAGAAAACCTTGAACAATTT